TGATTTCCAGCGGTTCCGGGGATTTTTCGGTATATGCACCGTTGTCCTTCAGCTCCAGTCTTTCCATCTGATCCTGATATTGCGTTGGATTGTATCTATCCTTTCTTAGAAGATTATGCATACGCCAATGTTTGATAACAATTACGCCATTTTCGAAAACAAGAATGAATCTCTTTGCGATCAGCAATTTCAAATCATCCAGCGATGCACCAATGACCCTCTGAATCTTTTTCGGATTGTTGACGAATCCATCATCATCCGCATGCATATTGAGATGAAAATACAATGCCTGTGTCGAAAGCGGCATATCAAGAAAGGCATCGCTATCAACGATTTTTTGTGTAAACATTCTTTTTTCTGCCATGATTTATGTACCTTCTTCCAACTCCTGCCCGGCTTCCCATTCTCGATACAGTTGCATCCAGTCATCAAGCGGCATTGTTACCAGTACTTCCGCGTAATTTTTCTTGTGGAATACCGCCGGAAGGTCACCGGTTCCTTTTGAATCACGCTTTGCCTGCGCTACCCAGTCATACAAACACATCTTTTCCTGATGCTTTGCCTCGACATGGATGCCTGGCAGCCCTACAACATCGGAGGCATCACCCGTATTTCCGCAATACTGTGCGGTTCGGCGACTCCCCGTGTAACCATAATCTCGGAATGTTCTGGCAAGCTCACGTTCAAACCGGGCGCCCTTTTCTCTGCTATTGATTTTTCCCATACTGCGCCCCCTTCTAGTTGAATGGCAACTCTTCTCCGATGTCATCCGGAATATTCATAAACCCATCCGAATCCGCCGCCCGCTGTATAGTTCCGTTGTTCCCAGCGCTTGCGCCCTTGCTTTCTGCAAACTCCTGCTCTTCTACAACTATGTCTGTCGTGTAGATCTTCTGACCGTCCTTATTGGTATAGCTGCCGGTCTGGATCCGGCCGGTGATGGCAATCTTCGTTCCCTGCCGCAGGTATTTCTCAGCAAATTCTGCCACTTTTCCAAATGCAACACAGCTGATGAAGTCTGCAGTCTGCTCCCCTTCCCTCTTAAATCTCCGATCCACTGCCAGACGATACCGTGCAACGGCGGTCTGGTTCTGATTCTGTGAATATCTCACTTCCGGATCTGCACACAGACGGCCTATCAGAATTACTTTGTTCATACTATGTATCTATCCTTTCTATCTGCCCCGTGCAGTCATTTTCCGGCTGCACGGGTGAGATTTTTATCGTATGTTATGAAATAACGGTAAACTGTGGCATTCCATCAAGCTCTCGCTGCAAATACTCCTTGATTGCCTGGGTTGCATCCATCTTCCAGGCACCGCCATCCGCCTCGAAAACGGCACACATTACGCTGCCATAGCTGTCCTGTTTCATTCGGAACACAAATGCCGATTCCGGCTGTTCCACCTCAAGGAATGTTCTGTACGGCCGCAGGCACACCGGATTCGGTACGATCGCATCGCCCTTGGATGCCAGACCGGTCTTAATGGTTGCTTTCTGCGTTACACCGTCATCCCCATACTCCGAAACGCTTCCTGCCTCTACCGTTCCGGCAAACTTCAGAATCAGCTCGCGGTCATCGCTTGGAATAAACTTCGACTGCAGGTTGATGCAGAACTTCTCATGCTCCACAAAACGGTCAAATTCAAAGCCCGGAACTCTTGCACTCGCCACCACCAGGCTTTCACGGTCACGGTTCGGATCCAGCTGGGAATACAGCTCCACTTCCGTCGGGCTTTTGACTTCCACGATCATCCGCGGCGGCATCTCATCCACTTCTGACTTGATATAGTCCACAAGGCTTGTCAGTGTGTGCATTTCGATGGCATCTGCCTTCGGGTAATATGTATCGATTCGATGCAGTGGCTTGTCGGAATAACAAGCTCCATTGATTACGTGTTCCTCTGCTTTTCCAAGTCCTACGATGTACTGTAATGCTTCTTTAATCATGATCATTTACCTCCCCTGCCTACTTGGCAGCCTTTCTGAAATCAACAACATTTTCGTTCTTTCCGCTTAAAATCTCGCCTGTCTCGGTATCCACGACGGTGCCATCCACAACCTCGGTCTGCTTCTCTGCCTTTGACTCGTTCAGATTCAGGCTCATCTGGCCACGGATCTGCTTTCCATACTCTTCTGCGTACACCTCGCCGGTGCGCAGATCCTTGCCGATGTAGAATTTTGTGCTCATATCCTGCTGTGGTGCCAGTTTCTCCACTACCTGTGCGGAAACAGACACATCATCCCGGTTCTCGTTCTGTGTGAAACTCAGCTTGATCGTGATGCCTCTCTTGACCTTAAATGAAGTATTCGGGTCCTGCAGGTTCTCGATCACTCTTTCGAAAGCATGCTCAAACTTCTCCTGAAGCTGTCCGCCCACCAGATTCTGTAATTCTACTTTATTCATCGTCGTTTCCCTCTCTTTCAATTATTCCCAAACAACGCCGCTTTTGCATCCACTGGTGCCGCCGGTTCCGGCTGACTCTGCAGTGGTGCGGTCTCCTGCAACGGTTCCATATCAAACACAGCATCATCATTATCAACATAATCTTTGGTACCATCCTCGTTGATAACCGCCATATCGGAATCAATCGCGGATGCCATATCAATCGACATGATTCCCCACTTGCTGATCAGCTGCCGCAGCATGGTTTTGTATGCCATGCCGTCAAAATCTTTCTCCCAGAAGGTATACCCTTTCTTTGCCTGATAGCCTTTGGAATACTTCAGCGCGTGAGCCTCCATTTTCCGTTTCGACCAGTAGATCGCTTTCCGGAATCCGTTGGTATACTCAAACATGGCATAATATCCGATAGTAGTTGCCTGCTCCCGCGCCTCTTCGTCCTCGATCAGCCGCACTTCGATTTCCTCATTCAGCGGATCAAACCGGATCAGCTCGCCCTCTTTGATTGCAAGGACATTCAGTTTTTTGTACTGACCGGAACGGATGGCAAGCTGAATATATCCTTTGTATCCAAGCTGGAACTGCGCCACCTTGCCCTTGTTTCTGTCGTTGAACGGCACCAGATAATATTGGCCAAGCTGCGGCGACGGAGAGAGCTTCAGGGACTCACCCAGGAGTGCGCCGGACAGAATCGACTGGTTCGTGCATTCCTGCAGCGCTGGGTTTGTGTTGACTGCCGAGACGATGGCAGAAATGAAGCGTTGTCCATCCTTGCCGCCTACGACCTGATTAATCTGGTTCTTAACCGCATCCGCGGTCAGATATGCCGAGATGCCTAATCTCTGGTTGCCTCTTGATCTCTGTAAACTGTTCTGTACTGCCATAACCCTTTATCCTCTCTTTCCCTAAATCGGCTTAAATTCAATGTTTCTTGAATCAAAGAATGCTTTCAGCGCAATTGCATCGTCTGTTGACAGCAGTGCCTGGAAGGCAACCCACTGCTTTTTCTCCTGAACATCCTGCTCCACGGATTCCTTCACAGATTCAACAACTGATTCTGTCTCTACCGGCGACACCCCGGTTCCTTCTGAAAGCTTCGGAACTTCCAGCGCTTCTGTCGCTTTTCTGGCTTCTTCCTCTGCCTTGCGCTGTTTCTGCTCTGCCTCATATGCTTCTTTCTGCTTCTGCACCTGAGCCATTCTCTGACCCTCAGCAAGCGCCCTGTTGATATCAAGAGTGGAAATGTATACCTGCTGGGCTTCAAAGCCAAATTCCGGCAGATTTGAAAGCGTGGCCATGTCCTGATGGAACTTCTCAATCGCGGTATTCATCTGCTCTGCGATGGATTTCATCGAAACAGATACATTCAGCCACTTCGGACTGTAGATTTTTTCAAACGTAAGCCCTTCCGGAATCGCCAGTGTTCCCCACAGTTCCTTAATCTTTTTCAGCTTGTCTTCTTTCTGCTGTTCCTCGTAGGCACGTACCTGCGTATCAATAACTGCGATAGGCTTGTCGATGATGCCAATAATCTCATTAATTTTGGTCTTGAAGTCCGCGAACGGAGCCATGTATTCTCTTTCACGACGGATTCTTTCATCATTCAGAGCCTTTTTCAGCTTATTCAGCGCTGCCTTATCTGCTTTGGCCTCCTTAATCTGATCATCGGTATAAACCAGTGTTTCGTAGTGTGATACTTTTTCGGTCAGCTCCCGTTTTAATTCTTCATAGTTGAAAAGAATCTTTTCCGGCAGCTGATACTCATGCATTTTCAGTTCCATTTTTCTGTGCT